GGAGGAAATCCCCCGCATCTGCACGAGCAAGGAACTGCTGGTGCACTGCCTTGCGGCCAAGAAGATCATCGACATCTACCGGGCAACTGCCGCACCTGTCGTAGAGATGTGGGACTTGTTTGGCCAGCTCATCGAGCGCAGCCTGTACAACGGCAAGGAGTACACGCACAAGTGCCTGACCTTCAAGAAGGGGGAGATCATCTTGCCAAGCGGTATGAGTTTGTTGTATCCTGATCTCAAGCCCCTCAAGGATGACAAGGGCCGGGTGCAGTGGGTTTACGGCCCCGACCAGACCAAGCTATATGCTGGTAAGATAACGAACAACGTCACGCAGGGCGTAGCAAGATGCGTGATGACAGACGGGATGCTTCGCGTAGCAAAACAGTATCCAGTCAAAGGGACAGTGCATGACGAGCTGATCGCCGTGGTGCCTGACGATGAAGTAGCCACCGCTAAGACATGGGTCTTGGCGCAAATGACTATGGAGCCGAAGTACTTGCCGGGGATACCCCTGGCCGCTGACGGTGGTGCGCACCGTCGTTATGGGTTAGCAAAAAATTAAGGAGAAGCAATGACAGTAAAGCACAGACAGATACCGCGCAAGATGCGCGTAGGCAGCAGGACATACTCGGTTGAGGTTGTCGAAGCGATGATCGAGAAGAACCTGATGGGGCGCACGTACTACCCCGACAGGAACATCAAGATCGGACTCAAGAGCAACAGCACCGGGCGTGTGTACAAGCCCACCGAAGTCCACGACACCTTCTGGCACGAGGTGGTGCACGCCATCTTGCACGACATGGGCGAGGACAGCTTGAACAAGAACGAACGCTTCGTGACCCGGTTCGCCAACCGCTTGACCAAAGCAATAGAGACTGCGAGATTTTGATGATTCACGAAGTAATTTACGAAGACGACAAACCAGTGTTCGTGCGCTTCTATGCGGTGGCCGTGTCAGACTACGGCAGTGAGGGGTGCACGCCTACGCATCGAGAAGAATGTCCACTTACTGGCTTTGTTGCGTGCGTGGGTCGATCAGGCGACAACATCTGCGGCGGGTACTACGGCCACGCAGGTCCTCATGTTGTTAAGTGCCGCGAACAAAGGAAAGCAAATGGCTAAGGTGACATGGAGCCACAGTGCTCTCAAGGATTTCGAAGGGTGCGCACGCAGGCACCACGAAGTCAAGGTGCTCAACAACTATCCGTTCCAAGAGACGGAGGCCACGCGCTACGGCACGAGCTTTCACTCAGCGGCTGAAGTCTACATTCGGGACGGCACACCGCTGCCCCCTGAGTTTGCTTACGCCACGGCGGTGCTTGATGCGCTCCTGGCCAAACCGGGGAGGAAGCTGTGCGAGTACGAGATGGGCATCACCCCGGACTTGCAGCCGTGCTCCTTCAACGAACCCAAGCGCTGGGTGCGGGGCATCGCTGACTTGCTCATCATTGACGACGACAACTTGACCGCCTCGGTGCTGGACTACAAGACGGGCAACAACAAGTACCCAGATCGTGACCAGCTAAAGCTCATGTCCCTCATGGTGTTCAAGCACTTCCCCCATATCCGCAAGGTGCGTTCAGCGCTGCTGTTCGTGGTCAAGAACGATATGGTCAAACACACCATGGCCGTGGACGAGACCGAGGCTGAGTGGTGGCGCTATCGTGAGCGTGTGGCCAAGCTGGAGTCCTGCTATGCCACAGGCGTATGGAACCCAACGCGCACCCCGCTGTGCGGCTGGTGCCCTGTGAGATCATGTGAGTTCAACCCTAAACACTGAAAGGCAAACCATGGCAACCCGCAACTACAAAGCTATATACAAACGCGATTTGGAAACGGGCAGGTCTGGCCCTGACTCCGATCAGCACGAACGCCAACGCGCTCGGCGTGAGTATGACAAGAAGGGCATCGCCCGCACTGGCAAGGACATTGACCACATCAAGCCGCTGCGCAAGGGCGGCAAGTCAGTACCGGGCAACCTGCGGTTGCGTGCTAAGAAGGCCAACCAAGGAGACAACAAATGACATTCGAGGAATGGTGGAAGACCCTCACGGTCTCAGAGCAAAAGCTCATAGGCTACAACGTAGCCCGCTTCGTTTGGGAACAAGCGTTGGCGTTAGGAAAAAAATAAACCCGAGAAGCGAATGCAAATCATAGACAACAAAGCACTGCTGTTCACTACCCGCAACCCCAACAAGTACTGCATCATTCCAAAGCACAAAGTCATGCCTCGCACAGATGGTGGCTTTGATGTTGCAGTCTATTGGGGGTTGGATGAGGCGCGAGTGTTGAAGAACCTCGGTGTCAAAGATGTACCCTCGCCCATCGTGAGGAAGTACCCCTGGCCTGGGCGCTACAAGCCCATGGCCCACCAAGTCGAGACCGCTGCCTTCTTGACACTACACCGCCGCGCATTCGTGTTCTCGGAACCCGGCACAGGCAAGACGCTATCCGCACTGTGGGCAGCGGACTACTTGATGCAGCGCGGTGAAGTGCGCCGCGTGTTGATACTGTGCCCCCTGTCGATCATGCAGTCAGCGTGGGTGGGAGACATCAGCAATAGCATCATCCATCGCTCGGCCATAGTCGCGCACCATCCCCAGGCTAGCAGGCGCATCGAGATGATTCAGCAGAACTACGAGATCGTCATCACCAACTACGAGGGGTTGAACCTGATAGCCGATGAGATCAACTCCAACGGCAAGTTTGATCTGGTGATCGTTGATGAGGCCAACGCATACAAGACCGTCAGCACACGGCGCTGGAAGTCACTGGCATCCATCATCAAGCCCAACACCTTTTTGTGGATGATGACGGGCACACCCGCATCGCAGTCGCCTGTGGATGCCTATGGTCTGGCCAAGCTGGTCAACCCGGATGGTGTACCCAAGTTCTTCACAGCATGGCGCGACAAAGTAATGAACAAAATGACCATGTTCAAGTGGGCACCCAAGGCAGACGCCAAGGACACCGTGCATGAGGCACTACAGCCCGCCATTCGCTTCACCAAAGAGCAGTGCTTGGACTTGCCGCCCGTGCTGACCACAACCCGCGAAGTGCCGCTGACCCCACAGCAAGCCAAGTACTACAACATGCTCAAAGAGCGCATGGTGGTGCAAGCCGCAGGCGAGACGATCAGCGCGGTCAATGCGGCGACAGCGGTAAGCAAGCTGTTGCAAATTAGTTGCGGGGCGGCGTACACCGATGACAAGGAAGTGGTTGAGTTTGATTCGGCTCCTCGCCTTGGCGTGTTGGAAGAAATTCTGGAGGAGACCAGCCGCAAGGTACTGATCTTTGCGCTGTTTCGCTCGAGCATCGACGGCATCCACACGCATCTGCTCAAGAAGGGCATCGCCGCTGAGTGCATCCATGGTGGCGTGACAGCCAGCAAACGCGCTGACATCATCCGCCGCTTCCAAGAAACACCTGACCCCCGTGTGCTGGTCATGCAGCCCCAGGCTACAGCGCACGGCATTACCTTGACTGCTGCCGACACTGTGGTGTTCTACGGCCCGCTGATGAGCGTGGAGCAATACATCCAGTGCATAGCCCGTGCTGACCGCAAGGGACAGAACTCAGACAAGGTAACCGTCATCCACATCGAGGGTAGCCCCATCGAGAAGAAGATGTTCAAAGCCCTTGGCGGCAAAGTGAGCGACAACTCACTGTTGACCGATATGTTCACCCACGAAATTAAATCTTGAAAGGAGTTGCAAAGCCAAAAAATCTGTGTACCATGTCCAACCTTAGACAAAAAAACAGGAGAAGTAGATGAGTGATGAAGCAGTTCCCCTCGATAAGTTGGCGAGGGTCTACCGCAAGATTCGTGACCGCATCGCTGTGCTGACACAGGAGTACGACACCCAAGTCGAACTGCTCAAGGCACAGCAAGATGAGATCAAGAACGCGATGAAAGAGCATCTCAAGACGCTCGGCGCAAGCTCAGTCAACACGCCGCAAGGCACGGTGATTATGAGCATCAAGACACGGTATTCGACAGACGACTGGGATTCGTTCAAGGAGTTTGTCAAGACCGAAGACGCCATCGACTTGTTCGAGCGGCGCATCCATCAAGGCAACATGAAACTGTTCCTTGAAGACAACCCCGGCAAACTCCCGCCTGGACTCAACTCCATGCACGAGTACGACATTTCCGTTCGCAAACCTTCCAAGTAACCCCAGGAGAAACCTATGAGCAACGTAGCTCTTTTCAACCCTTCCCAAGTCCCGTCCTTTGCACGCAAAGGTGAGTTGTCCGATATTGCCAAAGCCCTTGCAGGCGGTGGTGCTGGCCAGTCAGGTGAGCGCATCTCCATCAAAGGTGGTGTGTTTCGTTTGCTGTCAGGCGGTAAAGAAATCGCCGCCATTGAGGAGCGCTACCTCGATGTGGTGATCGTCAAGGCCGCGCCCAAAGTCGCCCGTACCTTCTACATGAAGAAGTATGACGGTGAGACCGCAGCGTCCCCCGACTGCTGGAGCAATGATGGCGAGACCCCAGACGCCAAGTCCAAGAACCCCCAGGCCGACACCTGCAACGGCTGCACACAGAACATCGCGGGTTCAGGTCAAGGCAACAGCCGCGCCTGCCGCTACCAACAGCGCCTTGCTGTGGTGCTGGCCAACGACATCGAGGGTTCAGTCAAGCAGTTGGCCCTGCCTGCCACCTCGCTGTTCGGCAAGGAAGTTGGCGAAGACCGCCCATTGCAGGCGTATGCCCGCTGGTTGGTGGCCCAGGGTGTTGACCCCAGCACCGTTGTGACCCGCATGAAGTTTGACACCAAGGCCGAAGCGCCCAAGTTGTTCTTCAAAGCCATGCGCTGGCTGACCGATGAGGAGTACGCCGAAGCTACCAAGCAAGGCGAGTCCGAAGATGCCAAGCGTGCGGTGGTGATGAACGTGGCTGCACAAGACAGCGTAGCTCCTGCCAACCCCCTGGGCGGCACACCGCCCAAAGCGGCCAAGGCTGCGCCTGCTCCCGTTGCTGAAGAAGAGGACGAAGCACCTGCTCCCGCCCCCAAGGCCAGCAAGAAGCCCAAGACCGAGCCCGTAGCGGACGCGGACGAGGAGCCGACTGTGAAGAAAGAAGAGAAGAAGCCCAGTGCTGTGCCCGGTAAGAAAGACTTGGCATCTGTTGTGGCTGATTGGGACGACGAGTAAAACCAGCGGGGGCTTCGGCCCCTGTATTAACGATGGCCTACTCAGAAAAAACAATTAACGCGATCATGCGTGCCCCCAAGACTCAAGGCAATCAGCTTGGGCGGTGGGCCGCGCATCACAACTTCTCGGTCGTGCGTATCTCCAAAGCCTTGGGGGTGTCGCGCCAGACTGTCTACAACTGGTTTGAGGGTGGCGACATCTTCCCCGCCTATGAGTTCCGGGTCGAGACCATGTTGAAATTCCTACAAACCGCCCACTCAGCCGATGACGCCTGGAGAAAAATATGCGCACACTACAACCTCGAACCCTGACCAACAGCGAACTCATCCGCATTGCGGCGGACGAACTGGACTCGCACAACAGCATGCCCCGCGAGTGGCAGCTTGAATTGCTACGCCGCTTCACAGCGCTGGCACCCAGCGACGAGTACCCACCCAAAGACCCACAGCAAATCGACCTGTTCAAATAAGCCGAAGGACATCCATGACCCCGCTTGAATTTCTAGCGGTCGTTTTGCCGTCCCCGGAATACGGGTACTACTGTGCGGCAGAGCTATCAACAAAACAAAAGGAGCACATCTATGTCACAGCGCTTGAGGAGTTTTACCCCACCGTAGATCGTTGGGTCGATGAGGAGAAGAACGTCTTCTTCGCCCTGGCTACATTTGAGAACAACACCAGCCGCAAGGCTGAGAACGCCGCCTTCGTTAAGTCCTTGTTCATCGACATGGACGGCTACGCATCCAAGCGGCAAGCGGCCCTGGCACTGCACGCCTTTCTGGTGGAGACCGGGCTTGAAGAACTGGGCATGCCCTGGGTGGTGGCATCTGGCGGCGGTTTGCACTGCTACTGGCCCTTCACCAAGGCGCTGCCCAAGGACGAGTGGAAGCTGATCGCCGAGAGCTTCAAGCGGTTGTGCAAGCAGTGCAAGCTCAACATCGACATGACCGTCACGGCGGACGCTGCCAGGGTGCTGCGCATCCCAGGCACACGCAACTTCAAGGAGAAGTACCCAACCCCTCGGGAAGTCAAGCTGATGACCGAAGGCGCTGTGTTCGACCCTGATATTTTGTCCGACATGATAGTCAGCAAGCTGGTCATCCAGGCGGTGCAACCAGCCAAGCTGGACTTGCCGGGCAAGCGTCCCGATGCCGCCCCAGTACCGACAGCGACCACGGCCAAGATGTTTGAGAACAGCGTGACCAAGTTCAAGAACATTCTGGTCAAGACCAAGGCAGGCAACGGCTGCGCCCAGCTCAAGCACTTTGTTGAGAACGCCGAGGAAGACGGCATGGAGCCGCTGTGGCGTGGGTGGTTGAGCATCGCCCAGAAGTGTGAGGACGGCGGCAAGGCAGCGGCATGGCTGTCAAACCTGCACCCCTACCCCCAAGACCGCATGGAGCAAAAGCTGCGTGAGATCAAAGGGCCGTACCCTTGCGTCAAGTTCGATAGCGAGAACCCAGGGGTCTGCGACCGGTGTCAGTTCTTTGGAAAAATCACCAACCCACTTGCACTCGGACGCGAAGTAAAGCTTGAGACCCAGGCCAAAGAGATCGAAGTGGTCATGCCTGCCGAAGCCAGCGGTATTGCGGCTGAAGTAAAAAAAGTCCTGCGCCCCACGCCGCCACGGGGCTACTCATACGGGACCAAGGGCGGCGTATATATTGACAAGGAGATTGAAGACGCAGAAGGAAACAAAGTAAAGAAGCCTGTACTCATACTGCCATACGACCTGTTCGTAGTGGACATTCTCAACAACGGCGGTGAACACATTGTTCACATGCTTGCACTCAGGCCAGACGGGCCTGCAACCATCACCATGGCGCAAAAGGCCGTGGTGAGCAAAGACGAAACTGTCAAAGCCCTAGCCACCCAGAACATCATCGCAGCGTTCGGTTCGGGCAATGACGCAAACCTATTTTCATATGTGAGAGCAGCCGTGGAAGAATCCAGCACAGGAAAAGCCGCCGTCAAAGTCCCCGCCAACTACGGCTGGCAAGACGACAACACCATCGTATACGCAGGCAAGATTTACTCCACGGGCACGCCCATCTCGGTGCCCATGCCAGGGCTTGAGAACATCGTGGCCAACACCAAGCCAACCGGGACGATTGAAGCATGGCGCAATTTTGTGAACCTGCTCATCCAAAAGGAGATGTACGACCACTTGGCCATCATGCTTGCGGGTATTGGAGCGCCACTCATGCGCTTCACTGGCATGTACGGAATGACCTACCACTGCGGCTCTACTGAGTCAGGTACGGGTAAGACGCTGGCGCTGGAAGCAGCCGCCTCAGTCTGGGGCCACCCCACCCACTACCGCACGGGCAAGAGCACATCGCCTGTCGCCATGCAACAGCGCCTGGGTCTGCTCAACAGCTTCGCCCTGATAACGGACGAGATCACCGCCAAGAACCGCAAGGACTTCGAGTGGTTCCCTGAGTTCTTGCTGGACATGACCGAGGGCCGGGGCAAGGAGCGCATGGAGTCGGGGTCCAACAAAGAGCGCTTGAACCTGTCCACCTGGATGACCAACGCGATCATGTCGTCCAACACCCACGCCGTGGATATGCTGACCGGGGCACGCAAGCATGCGTCTGAGGGCGAACTGCGCCGCCTGTTGGAGTTCATCATGGACCAGCCCCTGACTTGGGAGCCGCACGAGATCGAGATCGTCAAGTCCTTGCAGCACAACTACGGCGTGGCTGGGCACATCATCGTGGACTACATGGCCAAGAACGTAGACTTCCTGGCCAAACTTGTGCCCGACACTGTGCGCACCGCGTACAAGGAGTTCAACGCCACCAATGACGAGCGCTTCTGGATGGCAGGCATTGGCACCATCATCGCTGCCGGGGTCATGATTAACAGCAAGCACGCTGGTGTGATCGACATCCCCATGATAAAAATCATCGAGCGCTTGCACAAGGTGATCGACACCATGCGCGGCAACGTCAAGGGCAACGCCCGCACCGCAGAGGATGTGCTCAACGCCTATACCCGCGACAACTACGGCAAGTTCATCATCGTCAAGCAAATTGAGCGTGGTCGTATCCTGGCAGAACTGGGCAACGGCAAGGAGGTGGATGAGTCCATCACGCGCTCAAGCATCATGGGCCGGGTCGAGCACGGCTTCACGCCGGGGTACATCGACTACTACATTGAGGAGAGCATGCTCAAGGCTTGCTGCGCCAGCATGAGCTACGGCTACGCCGACTTCAAACGCAAGCTGGGTATGGAGTGTGCGGTCACTCCCATGCCGAAGAAGGACTTGACTGCAAAAACCCGTGGGCCGCAGATGCGTGTGTCCGTGCTCAAGATCAGCAGACCCGTAACCGACTTGGAAGATGACGATCCACTATCCATGGCCGCAGCTTGAGCGGGGGCAGGGGTTCTTTGTCCCCTGCCTCGATGTGGAACGCATCCGCGAGGAAGGACTGCGCGAAGCGGTTAAGTGCAGATTGAAGGATGCCCGCGCTGTGTCGGGCATCCGCCACGCCCTTATTGGGGTTTGGTTCTATCGGCTACCTCGATAAACTTTCGAGCGTAGTTCGTTTTCAGCTTGTCCAGCTTTTCCAACTGTGCGTCTTTCTGCTCAGTGGTCAGGTTGGGGGATGCGCGAATCGCACGCTCTTGCTTGGCCATTTCGCCCAGTGCCTTTTGCACTTGCCCGGATGTGGTGGCCAGTGCCAACTCAGTTGAGTACCGCTGAGCAAACTCCTTGGCTTCCGCACGCTGGCCTTTCTCGACCATACTGTTAAACGTGCCCTTGATCTGCTTGAGTTCTTCCATGCGGTCGTAGGCTTCGTCAATGGTGCCCCGGCCTTGAACGGGCTGGAACAAACCGCCAATGAACGGCAGCTTGCTGGGCTTGGCAGAAGGCGTGGCAATATCACTGCGCTCACTGGGGGACAGTATCGGGTTGGCCAAGGACATCAATGCAATCCCCAACGGCCCGGTGTATCCGCGAATCAGGTGGTCAATGGTGATCGCGCTCACGCCAGCTTCACCTGTGACGCTTCCAATCAGTTTGGCAATCTCGGTGCTGCTGTCGCGGTAGCGGTCGGTGGCCAGCACCCCTTTTTCTCGCACGGACTCGATGTCGCCGCCGTAGAACGATTTACCCAGTATCGCCTCGGTCAGCGGCTTGACAGCTTGCGGCAACGCAAACGGGTTGGTCTGGGCAAGCAACTTGCCAATTCCCGCCGCAGCTTTGCTTGCCTTCTCGTCGCCCTGGGCCACGTTCCATATCGCCTCTGGCAGTGACTTGAACAGGTAGCCCAATTCAAACGGGATTGGCACGCGCACAGGTTCCGACACGCCTGGGATGTACACAAACCAGTTGCCGTAGCGCTCTTCGGGTTTGGCGCGTTTGTATGCTTCGTCGTCGCTCATCAAAGCGGCGTAAGCCATCGTGCCCACCGCCAACATCATGCCGCGTGCGTACAGTTTCTCTTTAATTTTGAGTTGTTCGCTGTACGGCATCTGGCCTTTGAACGCCCGGTACAAAACATCCAAGCCTTGAATCTGTGCGTTGAAGAACGGAATCATCGTGGACAGCATCTGCATGCTGGGCGACAACCCCTTGCGGCTGAAGTTCATGGACTCCAAGGTGCGCAGCAATGCCTGCTGCTCCGTCATGCCTTTGGCCAAGGAGTCGTTGTACACCACGGCGCGGGTAGCGGCATCTGCCCGCATTGCAAAAACATCAGCTCTGGCCAGATTTTTTTCCCAACCAGATTTGTTTACGGCAATGTCAGCCAAGAACTTGGACATATCGCGCTGGTCGCCTGTGAAGACATTGCTGCTGATTGCGCCAGATGCCATAAGCGCCTTTTCTGTTTCGCTGCGGCCTGCAACCATTTTGCCAAGCTCTTTCATTGCGCTGAGCACAGGAGTGGCATCAGTACCTGTAGTCAGCCAAGCATTCAGGGGGTCGCGCACCATTTGACGAAAAACGTATGTGGGGTTGCGTGTCACAAACTTACGCAGCACATCCGCTGGGTAGCCCATCAGCTTGACGATTGCCGGGATGGTGGTCTTGATGCCTTCCATGCCCTTGACAATCAAGTCGGCGGGGATGCCGTACAAGTCGGTGTCGATCAGCGCGTAGTGATCTTCGCCGTTCTTTTTAAAGCGCACAACATCATTGCGCGTGCCAGCGGGGCCTTTGCCGGGAGCAACGCGGCTGGCAATACCGATCTTGCGCAGGGCAAACGCCGACTCCTTGATGGCTTGATTGCGCAGGCCCATGCGTGTGAGCATGAAGGTGTTCTGAACCGAACTGGTAAACAAAGGCAGAATCTGCGTGTTGCCGCCCACAAGCTCTTTGAGCTGCGGTTCATCCTTGATGTTGGAGATGCGCACAGGCGTTTCTTTGTCTACCATCAAATCGACGTTGCCTTCGCGGTCTACCCGGTAGAACGGCACGTACTCCATTGCTTTGAGTTCGGCTGCTTTACCGGGCTTGAGTGCGCCTGTCTGCACAATAAAGTCCAGCAACCCGGCGTTGTATTTCTGATACAGCTTAGAGCCGTCTTCAAACGCATTTTTGGCAGGCTGGTTGGCGTTGAGCACTGCCATCAATTGCGCGTAATCGGCTTTGATGGCGGCCAGTTTGTCTGCGTCGAAGTTGAGCTTTTCCCAACCCACTTGCTTCGCACGTTTGCCTGCCAGATACAACGTAGCCATGGCTTCGGTCTGGGCATCATTGCCCACATTGGCTTTGGCAAACGCCTTGGCCACATCAATCATGCTGACGCCGGGCTTACTTTTGTAGACATATTCAACGCCTTGGGGAGTCTTGTTGGCCACCAGTTCAACAGCGCCATTGGTCAAGAACTGCCCGGCGTACTGGCTGTTTTGCTGGCCAAACCGCAAGGAGTATTCGGCGTTGCCTGCTTCTAGAGAAGTGATCTGCCCTTTGGTCAAGCCTTGCTTGAGCGCCTCAGACAAAGCGGCGTGCTGGTCAACAAGCTGCACACGCCCGGTCAACCCCATGAAGTTCCCAAGCAGGCGGTCTTTTACGCTGGCCTGGGTGGCGGTCAGGGATGAGCCAATCGTCACGGGTTCTTTGCGGGTGCGGAGTGCAATCTGTCCATCAGCAGCGCGATACGGCCCAATCTTCCTGTCAGCAAACGCTTGGCGAGACTTCTTCAGTGCGTAGAAAATGTCCGAGTTGGACATCGCGGCCATGTCAGTAAAGCCCATGTCGCGCAGGGCTGCGCGAACCATACCGACCAACTCCTTGAGCCAGCGCCCAGCCTTTTGACGGAACGACTCGGTGACCCGCGTTTCTTCCGTGTGCGCAATGATCTCGCGCAACACTTGCAGCTTTTGGATTTCTTCGCTGCGGCCCAAGGCGGCGTTGGATGCCGCTACTTGCTGCATCTCGGCCAACAGGTCAGCTCCGCCAATGTCCTCGGCCAGTTTTAGCAAATCAGTCTTGTTGGCATACTCTTGCAACCGCTTGGCCCCAATCATTGTGTCGATGCCGTAATGGCCAAACAACTCGTGGGCCACGGTGGCTTCCAAGTCCTTGAGGTCTGTGTGCTGGTTGCCAACGATCAAGACCGTGCCATCACTGAATACCGCGCCCTGCACCATGGCGTCCGTGGGATCAATCCCTTCTTGAGACATGCGCGTAAGCAAACCAAGGGAAATCTTGCCGGGGTCGGCGGCGTACACAAACTTGACGTTCTCTGGCAATCCTGCCTGCACTTTGTCGATAAATGCTTGTGCTTGGGCGGGGTCAATGCTTTCACCGGGTGCGGACCGAACGCGGAAAGCTGTGCCTGCTTCGCTGTCTTTGATCGTCTGCTCAATCTCTTTATCAGACATGCGGCTACCAGCAACCCGCAACTCTTTGGGTGCACCAGTGGCTTTGCGTGTAACTTGAGGTGTGCGCTTACTTGCGGCAACTTGCTTGCCTGCTGTGGGTAGCACTTCTTGAAAGTAGGCAATCTGCTCCTTCAGCGTGGCTTTGTATTCAGGCGTTGTTTTGCCCAACTCCAGCGCCTTGGCTTCCATCTCTTCGCGCACCACGGCTTTGAAATCGTTGACCGCATCGTCGTCCTTGCCATACCGGGCAACCAACGCATCCAGCCGCTTCTTGCGCTGCTGTAGCATCGCCTTGTACCCCGGCTCTTGACGGCCCAACTCCATGGCCAGATTGCGCAGCTTTTCAGACGTTTCGGCTTCCTTGCGCACATCCCCCCGGTTAATCCGGGCGGCTGTCTGTGCCGTGCGTGACATCGGGGTCTTGGCTGTGCCTGCTTTAACAGCGGCTGCGGTGGCTTGGCGGCGTTCGTTTTCTTCTTTTTGCAACCGTCCCCGTTCTTCTACAACAGGTTTAATGGGAGTTGTCTCGTACAGGCTTTGGTGCAACTTGATGATTTGCTCACGCACAGGGGCAATCTTGCCTAACACCATGTTGTATTTGTTGAGCGCAGCGTCAAGTTTGCGCTGAAGGAACACGTTGGTTTTTCCTTCACGCGCCGCCATTTGCGCAGTAAGCGCATCATGCTCCGCTGCCAAATCGTAGGCTTGTGCCAACAAAGACTTCTTGGCATTGCGCTGGCGCGTTTCCACCAGCTTCTTCAGGTCTTCAATCTGTTGCGTGACCATTTCATACTCGACCGCAGGCGCACCGCCTTTGTCGTAGATGTCTTGCAACTTGATCTTTTCCGTTACGGGTTTGTTGTCCTTGTCCAAAACGACGTTGCCATCTTCATCTGTTTTGGTTTTCTCAATAACTTCAAAGTTCGTGCCGTTTGTAAATCTAGCTTTTGCTCTGGTGTCAAAAAAAGATTCAAACAACGGCGTGCGAGTACGGCGCACGCTTTGAAGCCGCAGCCCCGGTTCAATCGGTTTCTTAACCAGCTCTTCCCCGCCAAGCCCCAACCGCTCGTCCAACAAACGCATAACACGGGTGCGCTCATCAGCGGCTTTATCCAACGCGGCAGTTTTGGTCTTCTTGTTTTCTACGTCCGTGATGGTGGCTATCAGTTTCTGGTCGTTGTTCTGTACGGCAGTGCGCAAAATGTTGGCGGGGCTGAACAAATCAAAGATGTCCGTGCGGGGCTTCTTCTGTGCTGTGGCCAACTCATTTTCAATCTTGTTGATGTCGTCGGTCTGCTTGGACAGTGCGGCAGCATCCCCAGCCTTGGCCAGTGTGGGCAGCGCAGCGTTGGCTTCGTCCAGCTTGGTTTGCAACGCCTGTACTTTGGCGGGTTCTTTTGGCTCTGGTGCGGCAGGCGCGGCTGCTTCAACCACTGTGGTTTCAGGCGCTTCAGTGACTTGGGGTGCTGGAGTGGGTGCTTGCTCTTGGGAGAACAGCGCCATTGTCTCGCCGGGTTGCGTCTGCTGATACGTGCGCATGGTTTCAAACAGCGGGACTTGGGCCTGAAGCTGCTTGACCTTAGTGACTTGCTGGGCGGCAGCGTCGAAGTCCCCCTTGGCCAACAACTCAAGGCGTTTCTTTTCTGCGGCTTTGAGTTCGCCCAGGAACTCTTTCTCGGACGCTGCCACACCCCCGCGCTCAGTTACCACCGCGCCCAAGGACTCCAGTTGAGGGAGCAACGCTTGGCGCTGGGCCTGGAGTTGTTCTTGCTCTTCAATGCTTGGGCCTGCGGCCAACTGAGTTTCAACCGTGTCGATCTGGGTGCGTATTTGACTTAACTGGTCCATCAGCTTGGTGACGGGCGGTAGTGCGGTAGCGTTGGGGATTGCCTGTGCAGCGGTTGGCTGTGCCCCGGCTGTCTCAGCTTCCATCTGCGCCGCTTGCTGTGCGTACAACGCGTCAATCGCTTCTTTGCGCTGCTGGTATTCGGCTTCCAGCGGTTTGAACTCGTTGTTGAACTTGGCCAGCTCTTGCTTGGCCGCAACATATGCCTTCTTCTCTTCTACCGTGGAGGCCTTGGTGGGCTTGGTTGCAACCAATGCTTCAAGTTGTTGGCGCTGTGCAGCCGCAGCCCGGTACTGATCGTCCAAAGCAATCAGTGCTTCTGGTGCATTCTTGGCAGCTTCGGCTTCTTGCGCGGCCTGGGCGGCTTCGTCCGCTTTTTGTTTGGCCACAGTGTCGCGTGCAGCACCGCGCTCAGACAATCGGCCAGCCCCGCCAATAGGGGCCAGCAGACCAACTTGGTATGCAGTCCTGCCATATTCAGCCAACGCATCGCTGTCTGTGAGAGACAACCCTGCTTGTGCACGCTCTAGCATCTGCTGGGTAATTTCCGTGGGGATTTCAGCTACTGCGCCAACGGCGGTGCCTTTGGCCAAGGTTGCAAGCAAACGCTCTTCGGCCAGCTTGGTGGCGTTGCCTGCTCCAATCGTCAACGCTTTGACGGGTATTCCTGTCAGTTTGCTTACAAGCTGCCCGCCCAAAGGAATGAACGTCCCGGCCACATCCAGTGCAGCCTGGGGCAAAGCAGCGGCTGCTGCCGCACCTCGGTCAATGTTGAGCGTTTCTCCCCTGGCCTGCTGTTCAGCGGCTTGGCGCTCGATGTTGCCGCCAAACTGGGAGATTAAAGACGGGGCGGCTGCGCCTGCCACGCCGCCAACAATCGTGCCGACCGGGCCAAAGACGGAGCCTGCTGTTGCGCCCAACCGGGCCGCGCCCAGTGTCGATGCTATGTTGGGCGCTTGTTCAGCAATGGCTGCGGGGACTTGGCCCAGCGCTTCCTTGGCGGCAGAAAAGACGCCTTGCTCTTCGTATGCCTTCTTGACCTTATCCCAACTGACCTGCTCTTCGTATTTTTTACTCCGAGCTTCTCCGCGTGCCAATGCGCTTTTGGCCGCTTCCTCGGGAGACCCCATCAGGGATTCTGCGGCGGTCTGTCCGCTGGACAGAAGTGACTCAAGCCCCTTACCAAACGCCCCGCCCAGACCGCTTTTAGTTGTGGGGGCTGGGGCTTCTACACCAAACGCTTGTGGAAAGTACTTATATGCGTCTCGAAAGGCATCCGCAGGGGACTGTCCTTCTGTAGCTTCATAGTACGCGCCGTTGGGCAAGCGGATGTAGTTGGCCATGTCTGTCACTCAAATTGTGTTGCCCGTGCGACGGCGTTGGGGTTGCGCACAGAAAATATTATCGCTGACCCGGCGCTCTTAGTACAGGGGCATTTGCAGGGGGTGCGACAAAACTGCTTCCGCCAGCACCGCCCATACCTGCCATATACACAGCAAACGTGGGGTACCGGGCCATGAACTCACCGCCCTTCAAGGGGTCTGCGGCTTGTGATGTGTAGGCTTTGTACAGCATAGGTACCTTGTCCGCTTCTTTGAACAGCCCAAAACCTTTAAGTAACGGGCTTCCTTCGGGCTCATTACCAAGCTGTTGGTACATGTGGAGAGGGGAACTCAGTCTTGCCGTTTCCGCTTGCTTCGCTGCAATTCTTTCTTGTGCAGAAATTTGAGCTAGCCCCATTCGCTCTCTTGCATTGATGTCGTACATCTTGGCGCGGTTTTCCGACATTACGCCAAACGCAACCCGTGAATCTGCCCGGTTCATATCGCCGTCTTTTTGAAGCGCGTCCAACCCCAGTTTTTCAGCTTCTGTCCTGGTAGCGCGGATGTCTTTCTGGGCAGCGCGGACTTCTTTGGCGTTCATGTCCGCACGGTTTTGACGGAACATGTCGATCTTGTCAAAGGCTTCGTCCAGTTTTTCACGAGACGCCTCCAACTTATCCAACCCTTCGGTGTAGGCCTTGGCCCCAACGCCCGCACCCTTGCCAATGTTGACCAGCCCGTGCGGAGATTCCCCGGACATGATGGCAAGTCCTGCTTGGAAAATGGCCAACCCAGGTAGATCAGCTTCGCGTTTGCTCAACTTTTCTCCCCGTTCTTTGGTTCTTTTTTCGACGGCTTCCATGCCCAAGCCTTGCTTGGCTTGATCGGCTTTGATTTCATCGAGTGCAGCTTTGGCGTCTGTTTCGCGGGCTAGTGTGTACGTGCCAATTTTGTTTTGCACTGCTTGCGACACAGTGGGTTCGCCAAACTGGTCACGCATATTTTGAAACTCTTTTGCAGTGCCTGTAGCGGTCTGAGTCAGGCCAGGGATGTCTGCCATCAGCCCTTCGCCGCCAACGGTGGGATTCAGTCCTTGACCGCCGCCGGGTTTTATTCCTCTTGCCGGGGTAGCACCGGGAACAGGCGTGGCTGGAAGCGGGGGTGCTGCGGGAGCAGCGCGGGGGACAGGCGCGGGAGCAGTGGATTGTTGGAGACGCGCCGCATCTTCTTGTTTCATTCTTTGTGCAGTATCGGGTGCGGCAGTTTCAAGAAATTTAATTTGGGCCGCTCTCTCCGCAGCTTTTCTACGCGCAAGAATTTCTTCAACTCGTGCTTGGTCATAAGCCAAAGATTCCGGGTGTACACCAAAAAGTCCGCTGGGGTCAACCATACCGTGTGAGTACCCCTGCGGCTGGCCCCCAACTCGGAACCGGGGAACTTCTCCGCCTTCTTCAAAAGCAACGATGCCACCAGTAGCCATGCGCTGCATATTAGGTGCCGGGAGCTGACCAATACCGCTGTCTTCTGGAAGCTGTTGTGGCGGCGTGCCTTGCGGCGCACCTTGCGGTGGCATCCCTTGTTGGGGCGGCATTTGTGGCCCCATCTGCGCAATTTCTTGGTCAACCACTTTAGGCTGCGGCTGTTGCTGCCCCGCCTGTGCACCCTGACGCATCTCTTTACGGCGGTTGGACTCAGACAGCGCCAACGACAACGTGTAGGGGTCGGCCTTGTGCATAGCCGCGTATTGCTGCAACGCTTGGTCGGACATCCGCGCCATTTGGGCGGTAATCTGGTTGACGTTAATCATGAATATTCCTTACCCTATTTTGGAGAGTGCCAGCTCAGCCAGACCTGCTGGGCGCTGCTTGGCTTTAACTTTGCCGCCCTTTTTCATACCTGCCATTCTGCTCAAGCCATAACCTGCCATGCCCAGACCTGCTAACTGCGACACGTTGCTGGGGGCGGCTTGGTACATGTTGGTGCTGGTGGACTGCATCGGCAAGCCGCGCAGCATGTTGCTCATAAAGGCCAACTGCTGCTGGGGGTACTGCTGCGCCATGGCGTAGTTCTGAATCTGCTGGTTCAAGATGCCTTGCTGCTGCGCTTGCTGTTGAGCGCCCAACTGATTCTGCAAATTAATGTTGCCAACCTGTTGGCCGTACTGCGTCTGGCCCAACTGACCCAACTGACCAGCGGCTTGCAGCCCGGTCTGCAACCCTTGCATGCCGTAGCCTGCACCAAACTGGCGAGACTGCTCCCCGGCTTGCTGGCCAGCCAACCCATACTGTGCGCGTTGCTGTGCGGCGGTCATGCCCTGACCTGCGCCAAACTGTCGGGACTGTTCACGCATTTGTTGCGCGTTCATACCTTGCTGCTGGTTGGCCAGTTGTGCTTGGAGGTTTTGTCCAGAGCCAAGCCCCTGGGTTTGCAAACGCGAAGCCAGATTCTGCTGGCCAACATTGAACCCCATGCCTTGATTGGCCAACTGCGCTTGCAGGTTTTGACCTGAACCCAGTTGCTGTATGCCCAATTGAGCGCCAAGATTTTGCTGACCCACAGTAAGACCCGCGCCTTGGTTGGCTAACGCTGCTTGCATGCGTGCGTTTTGCTCGGCATTAAATTGCTGTTGCGCGTTTTGGAACGCGGCGTTCTGCCCTTGTGCTTGGATGTCGCCCTTTTGCGTGGCCAAGTTACGTGCGGCTTCAGCTTCCATCAACCCTGCACGGGAGCCACCAAATGCGCCAGAACGAACCGCCTGACCAGCACGCTGGGTGCCTGCAATATCGGCTTGACGCTGGGCTTCGCGTTGCTGGATGTCCACTACATTTTGCATGTAGGGGTTCATGAACTGGTTAGCAGTTCCAGGTTGGTTAAAGCTGTCTGCGCTGACACGCTCGGCAGGCCCCATCTGATACTGCTGCAAGTTGGGCGCGTTTACATTAGCCGGGCCTTGCATTTGCAAGTCTTGCAACTGCGGTGCATTGACTTGTTGGGAGTTGAACTGCCCGGTTTGATAGTCTTGGGGCGCTTGGAACTGATTGCCAAACTGCCCTGCGTCGTAGCTTGCCCCCATAGCGCGTTGTCCTGCCAAGCCCGCAATACCCGACGCCGTGTCCAACTGGGGAGATGTGCCCATGTTGGCGGCTCCCCTGAACGACTGCTCCTGCATGGGGCTGAACCCAGCAACGTACTTGGATGGGTCTTCGCTGAACGGCGTGTAGCCCTTCATGCTAGTGGCGTATTTCTGCCCCGTGGTCGGGTCTGTCTCGTAGTTGTACAACTGCTGCTGGGTTGTGCCAAGCATCGTCTCTACGTATGGACGCGCATACTCAGGGATGTTTGTGTTGGACACCGTGGTCTGTGTAGGCGGAGGAGCGCCGCCACCCCCGCCCATGTACAAGCGTGGCCCCATAAAAAAGTCGAGTATGTCGGTAAATTTGAACATCACAGTGCCCTCATATCTTTGTTTCAACCACGGTATAACGCCGTGTAAATCCCTGGTTCTCCAGCAGGCGAACCATTGCTGGACGCCCGCCCGCTTGAATCTTGGTAGCGCCCATGCCGCGCAACACCGCCTTTAACTGATCCAGTACTGGCTCATTGACAATCCCTGCACCCCCTGCGCTAGTCACAAACGCCACCCTGTCGTTGGGGTAGTTTTGAAAAGCGATTGTCATTGCCCCGTGAAGCTGGTTGTCTTCGTCAGTGGCCACTAACAACGTCCAATGTCCCAGCGTGACGTACATTTTGATCTGCTCAAGCGAGTAGTCATCCCCGCCAAACTTCTCTGTTGCAGCGATGAATTTCTCCACCAACGGCCAAGTCTGGGCGGTGTACTGTTGCGGGACATGCTGGACAGTGAGCGTCATGCTGGCATGTACTTGGTCGGGTTGATCTGCTTGGCCTGTGCTTGTTTACCTGTCCTGGCGGCGCGAACCCGGTCCATCATCTTGTACAACTGCTTGGCCCCAGCGTCCGATGAGCCGTTACCCAAGCCCGACACCACATCGGCAGAAACCACAAACTCGTCGTTGGCCAACCGGGCGGGTTGCTTGCCTGCAATGGTGGCGGGGATGCTGTCACTCATGCCGTCTCCTGGGCCTTTGAGCATGCGCCCACCACGAGCGTAGTCGGCATAACCGCCAAGATCGGCCAAACCGCCACCAGCCATACCGGGCCGGGCAACCATCTTTGTGCCAGCTTCAGCGTCATACCGGGCAGGGTCGTAGCTCAGTGGGGGGGTGGCGTACTTTCCCTGTTCTTGTTCTTGTGCAAGCCGCTTTATTTGTTCTCCAATACTTGTAAGCCCGCCGCCAGCCATGTTGCGGTAGTCTTTGTACACCGGAGTGTAGGGGGTAGGCGGCTTGACTTCAAGCGGCTTGTAGCGGTCTGGGTCGTACTTGAGCTTGTTCAACGGGCCGTCATACGGCGGGGCTTCGGGATAGGGACTCTTGCGGTCTGCCAGCATTGCCGCAGCCGCCAGGGGAATGCCGTATTTGGCCACGGCGGGGAGTCCGCCGTACCAGTTAGCGGCGGAGTTTGCCATGCCTGCAATACCGCCAGGAGCGGCGGGAGCCGCAACACTTGGAACCATCGCCGCCTGCCCGCCCACATAGGGAGTAGCTATCCCAGACCCAATGGCATCAACACCAGCAGCACCAGCGGCGGGAAGGGCGCTAGCCGCAGCGGCGGGAGCGGCGGGGGCCAAACTTGCAAGTCCCGCCAATTGAGACGCCTCAACTGATCCAGCAGCAGCGGCAGCAGCCTGAGCCGGTGTTAACGCAGAGGCAGCTAAATACGCGCTGTCGGCAGCAAGTGCTCCAGCCGCAGTCCCAGCACCAGCAGCCCCGGCTCCCGCGCCCGCCGTCCCTGCTCCAGCAAGCGTCTCCCCGCCAAGAGCCCCGCCAGTAAAATACATGGCAGTCGCCGCTGCAATCAGCGGCGCATTCTGTGAAAGGCTTAAACTTTTGTCAAGGTTGGCAAGCTCTTTGCCGGGGTCGAATCCGCCGCCACCGCTCATAGCGTACTCCTGGTTAATTGTTCAAATGGTATCATGTTGAGAGCGCCGAGACAAATGTGACAGTCAAGATTGCCGAGGGAATAGCCGGGACTGGAGCCGCTGCCGCAACAGCCTTAATTTGGACGTTGGTGTCATCCACACTCCACATCAGCTCAAAGTAGTCCCCCGCCTGCATAGATAACACAAAATTCCAAGCTGCAATGTTTTCTGCTACGGTTCCTTGAACAGCCATTTCACTGGCGGAATACGCAACGTCTACCCCATTTATCCGCGCCCAAATGTAAGCGTGCCCTGCGGAACCAGATGCCTTATCAAGCTGCAAGGAAAACTGGAAGTTGTAGATGCCTGCATTTGTAACAGTAATTTTTGATGTTGGCGACCCTATAGCAACGCCGTTACTTAGACCAGTAGAGTTAAATGTAACTGTATACGCCGTGCCTGTTGCCGCCGCCGATTGTGTTGTAGTGTCGTGGAATGCTCCGTAAGGGAACTGAACAAACCGTCCCCCGTTATCCCCCACCACAACGCCCAACAAACTATCAAGCTGGTTAAAGTACAACCGCAAGATGTTCATAAACTGCTCTTGGTATTGGGCGTTGTATTCCTGCGGAGCGGACGGCAGGCGCGGCGCTACGACAGGCCGATAGCGGTTGGTGATTATGTTAGTTGCCATTTATCTCCTGCCGTCAGGACGGAGGTCAATGCGAGGAGCGCCCAGTTGCCACTGCACCCCCAACCCGTCTGTCGTTGACCCCGTGGTCCCAGAACTTACCTTGAATGCCATCTGCCGCCCACGAATCCGCACGTATATCTGTTGGGTGAACTGTTGCACGTTGTACGTAATCTGGTTCTGATAGTTCTGGGTGCTTTGCACTGCGGGGTTGTTTGAGCTTCCGTATGCCGCGCCAGGGAAAGTTCGGGGTATGGCTGTGAAATACGCTGTTGGAGTATTTACGCTGGAGCCGTCAAACGTCAGGTCAGGAATCAAGCGCCACACAAACCCAAAGTTGTTGCCGTCCCCAATATCAAAGTCGGAAGACTGCACATTGGCCACAATGGGAACCGCTGGGTTGACCGTACCATCATCCACACCACTCTCATGGTAAACAAGAATTGCGTTTGAACTTCCGCCAGCAACGCCATAAGCTGTAGCCATTGGGGAGGCACGCAACGCACTATCCAGCCATGCTGTACGGCCTTGATACGCGCCGTTGTAGTTTGCCCAATCGCCGTAATACCAAACATTGTCTTTGTAGTTGTAGATTACATAACGGTCAATTACGTTGGACGTAGAAGAGCAGTACTGCCACCAAACCTCGTTGTAGCCTTCATTTGTACCTGACACAATTTGAAAAGACTGTGTTCTGTTTATATCGGTGAACACATATTCCCGTAGCGTAGACGGCAGAACATCCACCCTACCAGAGTATTGGTAGAACTGATCTAGTCCCATCCAGTACGTGATGTTGGTAGCAGTTGCCACAGCATTAGGGCCAGCAATAGAGATGTTGTCCCCCAGAATCTGGAAGCTCCACACGTAGGGCGGACCAATATATTGCATAGAGTAAATGGCTGAATCAGTAAACACCAAAACCTCTTGGCGTGTCTGCTGGGCCATGATAATGGCCGAGCCGTGGCTCAGTCGGTAATCCCCTGCTTGGTTGGTGATAGCGGGAGTCCATGTCAACAAATCTTCTTGGTTAGACCATCGAATCTGCATGGGGTCAAGTGCTGCCGTGGCATATACCCCAGTAGGGTCATTCGTACCAAAAGCAATTGTGAATCGGCTTGAGTCGGATACCAACACAAAGTTACACACCGTGGGGCATGTCGAATCTGCATCCCAGTAAGCAATACTATTTTGGGTATTGGTGTTGGAAGCGGAAACTACCTGCGCCCTATTAAAAATGGTAGGTGTTGCATCTGCAACCCAGTAGTAGATTGCCCCACCACGAGGATTTAACACCAAGTTCTGGCCGTAGTTTGACTCACTCCAAGTACGCAATTGCAGCCCAATACCAAAACCTATAGGAGCAGCAGCGCCCCAGCCTGTAGCAGTGGATGAATACTGATATACAGGTGTTCCAACCGTGTGTGTTGCCGCCGTAGTACCAACCCCCCGAACCACAGGAGATGCAAAGGTGGTAGCAGTAACAGACGGGTACGTAATAATTTCAGTGTCAATAACAATGTTCCCGCTGGCCGCAAACCCGGTTGTGGAACTGACGCTAATAGCCCCAGTAGAAGTTGTGCTAGTAATAGCTGAAGTTAGTGCGGTAGCAACACTGGGGCCAGTCGAGCCACCCCACCCACCAGAACCCCAGCCTACGCCAACGGTGTATACATCGCCACCCGTTGAAATCTGCACTGCAAAAGCAGCCGCGCCCGTTGTGCCAGCAGTCACCGTAACAGCCGATGAGACATAGACCTGTATGGTAAATGTAGAGCTACTGACGTATGTAATTTGAAACTCAGCATTGAGGTTTGCCGCAGGAATGCCGTTAACTGCGCTGGCCACCCCTGAGATGGTTACAAAGTCGTTTGTCTGCCCGTTGTAACCCGACACGTTACAGGTCACAGTCACATACCGTGCAGTGCCTGATGAAGAGGCAGTCGTGGTGAATGCGTTTGAAGCAACGCTAATTGCGGCAGGGGGGATGCCTGTTATTGGCGTTATGTCGTAGAACAGTCCACCTGTACCGTTTTGGATGTAGTACTTGAGATTGGTGCCCAGACCAAGCAGGTTGTACCCAGACAAGGTAACCCAGTTCCACAAGGAACGACAAACACCCCATAACGTGCCAGTTGTGGGGTACGCAATACTGGTAGTCACATTGGCAATGTCGGTGGATAGAATGCCCGCATCCTTTGTCCAACCGCCAATCTTTTCTGGCAGACCAGAACGAAAGCGCACCTTGTTGGTTTGATACCAACCGCCTTCATTGCCGTAGTTGGTGCTTTCTCGGTTGGTTCCCGGCGTGAATGCAAGTTTCTGTAAGGGCATTTTGATTCCTATGACAAGAACATGGCGCGTTCGTCAATCCGACGGTTTTGCAGCCCTTTGAGTATTTTCCCACCAGCCATGCAATACTTCAAGAGTTCTTCCGCAGCACCCGCTTTATCGCCCCGAAGCAGCTTTTGACGAAGCGTCGAACGCTGGAGTGTTCCAAGACCGACATTGAAACTAAAGCTAACAAGGCTATCATACATACCTTGTGTAAGGGGAACGGGGCAGAACTGAGCCACTCCACGCTCAAACCTTGCAAGATCGCTTCTGAGAATCCCATCTACTTCGTCCTTTGAAAAAACCCGGCTATCTTCTGGGCGAAGCGGGTAAGCTCCTCTTTGATCCATTGGTATCTTAGCTTGGTCTGGGTAAAGTACATGTCCAACTCCTATTGTCCAAAGCAGGGCTGGGCAACGGTATGGTTTAAACCGAATGCCCTCATGGTGGCAGATGACCTTGATGGCCTCTGGGCTGAGATTCATTTGGATTTAAAAGCTTGGCCGCCAAACCAGAACGACACAATACACGCCCAGATGATCTGGGTTTCATCGTCCCACAGGTTGTCCAGCGCAACGGTAAATTCCACGTTGGTGTGCCATGCGTAGTAGAAGCCAAAAATCTCAACAAACATAAACATGGCAAACATGCCGTAGGTGATGACGCTACGGGTGGCGGCTCTCATATTAATGACCCAAGTGCTGGCCCCTTGACCCAGTGCTACATCGTGTGCATACAAAGCTTGGCGCTCCTGCATTGCGGTCTGGGCGTTGGTGACCTCTGCGTTGATCTGAATCTGCTCGGTCTGGATATGCTCAATCCGTTCCTGCGCTTCCAGGCCAGCTTTCTTCAAGGTTAGTTCCCGTTCGGTCTGCATGGCCGCAAGGGCAAGCTCATGCTTCTTGTCGGCCCGGTCTTGGAAGAATTCAAGGATTTTGGGCAAGCCGCCCATGAGGAAGCTGATGAGGGATGAGAACAGGGTTAGCATTTTTTAGCCTTTCAGGTCGAAACTTAAATTGGGGTGGCGGGGGTACTGCACAACGCGCTCCCCTTCTGGACATTTGTATTTGATTGTTGCCAACAAAGTTGCCTTGCCGCTGGCAATCTTCTCTTTTTGAACCATTGTCAACTGGTACGTAAATGTATCAATCTCTGGGCCTGCGGGGCCGCTGAACCTGCTGGCTGTGGTGGTTGCTTCATGCACCATACCCGCCGCATCACGAATGCTTGGGGTAAAACTTTCAACGGAGCAGTCATCGCGCTTCTTAATCCGTGCGACAGTTACGTTTATTGGCTGTCCAGCCTCTGCCACGATCTTGAAGTTCTCAGGCGACCACTCAATGATTGCGCGGTCAAACCAGCCAAACTTGTCGGCCAGCGTGTAACTGCCACCCAGTGCGGCAACGCTTGCGGCAACTGCTCCAATGGCCTTGGTGAGGTCAATCATTTTTCTTCCTTCTTTTGAGCTTCTTCAATCTGCTTTCGCAGTTTCTCGGTTTTTTCCATTTGGGCCTTGGCCTCTCGCCTTACCACCATCGTGTCCACATACATCATCCCGACAAGGGGAAGCACCAACACAAAGACCAGTGCAAACAGGACTAAGACCAGAAGGTATCCAAACGACCCTGATGATTGAGACTGATTATCCACATTAGGCCTATCAAGTAAGCGACTACGAAAACCACCGCTACCGTCTCCAGCACCCTGTCCAGAATCTGATTTTTTAACCTTTGTCGCCGCCATGCTTTCACCCGCTTTTCGTGCAGTTCACGAGCCGCCTGCTCTGACTTTTGATCCAAGAGCCGCTGATACTCTTCTACGATGTCACGCCACATATCAGGCATTCCCATCTCCCAGCGCACCATTTTCTCTAAGTCAGCGTAAAACTGCTTGGTCTGCCGCAGATACATTACATTGTCTATGGCTTGTGTGGCAAGGTCGTCTTTGATCCCCTTTTTCTGATTGTCTTCCCGTTGAACTTCCGCTTTCTCGTGGCTGGCCTCGAGCTCGGCGTGCCCCTTGAAGAACTTTGACAGTGCGCCGCCCACTTCCGTGGTGATCTTGGACAGATCATTGCCTGTTTTCTTCAGGTCTTGGTAGACGGCAACGCACCCCTTTATGCCTTCATAGGCACCTTTGCAGAGAGCGAATGCCGTGATTGGATCAATTTTTTACCCCTTAAGGGTGCAATGCCCGCAGTTGAGCAAGCGTTGTGCAGGCGTCAGTCAAAGTGGGTAGATCACGCAGGCGCTGTTTTTCCGCCACGATTGCAGTAGTGTCACTGCCAGCTTCCAACGCACGCTGGAAGGCTACATCCTGCGCTGTCAACAAAGGGGCACGTTCGGAACGCAAACGGGTTTTTGTAAGCGCTTGGGCTTTAGTGAAGTTAATTGTCACTGCGCCATCAACTTGTTCCCATGCGTCAAAAAAATCATTATTGTCATAAGGAAGCGTTGATTGAGCAACAATAAAACTTGAAACACCAGTGGGTATATCTTTGGCCTGCACTTGTTCAATTGGCAATTCCCCCGTAGGGACGCAGACGGACACGCCGCCAAGATCATTGGTGTAAATAATTACATCAGACATCTTGGACTCCTTATTTGTTGAGTGTTAAAGGAAATCATATTTATTCGTAAAGAATGTTAATTGAGCCAGCGTCAAAAGTGTCTGTGCCAGTGGTTGTTGTGATGCGAACAGCAGTCAGTACTGCACTTAATGAAACATCGCCAGCACCAGAACAAACGGTTCCAGTGTTATATTTCCCATTATGACTTGATACCCAGTCGTTACCACTAATGTTTGTAATAACCATATGTCCTGACCAAACACCTGCGGTACTTGAAATATAGGCTAAAAACCCAGTAGTGTCTGAAAGAATAGTGTTGCCTCCGCTTACAGCCGCCAAAGCGGTTGATACATACCCACTTGTTGTATAAGTAGTGCTACCCGTCCCAAGTTGAATCAAAAAATTTGCACTTGAATTTAAACTTACCCCTCGAAATTGCACAGTTATACGTTCTACACCTGATGGTATGCCTGTAAAGTTAATACTTGTGCCGCTGGTAGATGCTTGCACCGTTGCTGACCTGATTAAAGCTGAACTTGCCTGAGTGGCAAGGGTGGCAAGGGTGGCAAGGGTGGCCGTGGTGGCAAGCGTTGCCAAGGTAGCCGTGGTTGCAAGTGTTGCCAAAGTAGCAGTTGTTGCTAATGTTGCATTTGTGGCCGAACCCGCAGCAATACTAGATTGCGCCACCCATGTTGGAGCGGCGGCGGCATTGGAAGATAGAATTTGTCCAGAAGTCCCGACAAGAGAATACGCCTGTGCAGTGCCCGTGCCGTAAGTAATCCCGCCATTTGTTGGCGTTGCTGTAGAGTTTGTTCCGCCATTGGCAATAGGCAAAGTTCCCGATATGTCCGTAGTTAAAGCCACTTGAGCAAATGAAGTGTCTGTGCCATTTGAGCGGAGCACTCGACTGTTTGTTTGGGCGGGTAACAATGCGTTGAGGGCTGCGTTTGCCGTGGTTTGTCCAGTACCACCGTTGGCAATAGGCAGAGTTCCTGACACATCTGCTGACAAAGCCACGGACCCCCATGTAGGAGCACCAGAAGCGTTGCCATGCAGCACTTGGGTAGAAGTGCCAGCCAACGTGGTGGCCATAGCCGTGGTGGTTGAGCCGTACAAAATACCGTATTGGGTTAGAACGGCTGTTTGTCCCGTGCCGCCATTGGCTACAGCCAAAGTACCAGTAATGTCGCCGGTACTGATGTCAATGTCATCCCAGGTTGGCGCAGTTGCGACTGTGCCGGTACCCACCGATACCAAGTACTTTCGAGTGGCTGTGGTGTTGCCTGCCAGTTTGGCTAGTGTGTTGGCGGCGGACGAATACAGAGTGTCCCCGGTTGTGTACGTGCTTTGCCCCGTGCCCCCGTTGGTAGCGGCAAGAGTACCCGTAATGTCGGATGTACTAAGGTTAATCGCATCCCAACTTGAGTTTGTGCCGTCGGTCTGAAGGTATTTATTGGCGTTGCTTGTTTGGACGGGAAGCAGCGCATTGAGTGCCGCGTTAGCCGTAGTCTGCCCAGTGCCGCCGTTGGCGATGGGCAGTGTGCCTGTCAAGTTTGATGCTTGTATTTCATAGAAGCTTGTCCCATCTGACCAGACCATGACCTTGGAGCCATTGGCAATTAGAACAGTAGCCGTTACTGTCGCACCACCAGCAAGCGTGCCCGTAGCAGTTGCAGTAATGGTTTGCCCCACAGTCGGTATTGCAGACAAGCTACTAAAAAACGCCTGCCATTGCCCCAGAGTTGTGCTGCTTAGAGTTGCAACCGTGTAAGCAACCCCGCTGATAATGCTAGTGCCCGTACCCGCTGCCGTGGTGTTGCCAATCACAGTCGAGTTGTAGATGGTCATTGACTGGCCGCTGTCGTTCCAAACAATATACGCTTTGGAGACGGGGGGTGCGTAGACCGCAAAAGCCGCGCCAGTTGTGGTGGTGAACCGCAGCATGGCGTACACAGCTTGGTTTGCAGAGGCCGTAGATGTAGGCCCGCTGGTGTATGTCAAAGCTTGGCTGGCCGCAGTTACGCTAACCGTCTGATACCCGGCGATCGACGAGTCCAGCACATAGGCCAAATTGTTGTTGGTTGTGTCCCCCCACGTACCCGCCTGGGTGCCGTTGGTGATGAGTTCAATCCGTAGATTTGATGAATAAGTGCTCATTTAATTTCCTTATTTGGGGTTATATAAAACACGACACATTAACAACTTCCATATCTAATGGAGAACCAGTGGTCATGTCGGAAGTAATAATAAGCAATGTAGCGCCCGTAGCACTGTAGTTTTCAGTAGTTACTCCAAAATTACGTTCGTTGGTAGAGTTTAATGTATAACACCCTCCTGTAACGGCACAAAAATTTGCGCTGCCCAAAGCGTTCGTAAAGTTTAGTGTGTAGTTCCCCGCGCTGTTACGTGTAACGCTAGTGACATTAAAACTGCCCCGCCTAGTACCAGTGTTACCGTTAAAGTTTACCCAAGCTTTTGAAGCGTTTGTAGCCGTGGTGGCCAAGGTGGCCAAGGTGGCCAAAGTTGCAAGGGTTGCCAAGGTCGCTAGGGTAGCCAAAGTGGCATTGGTAGCAGAAGACGCCGCGCCACTCAAAGTAGCAGTGATCGTGCCTGCGCTGAAGTTACCCGAGGCATCCCGTGCAACAACTTTGCTGGCAGTGTTGGTGGTAGTTGCATCCACTGCAAAGGTACGGGCGGTTGAGCCATTAAAAGTACCGCCGCTTGTAAGGTATGTCCCCGCCGTCAGAGCCGCTGCTGTAGCGTTTGCTGTGGTCGCCGTAGTAGCCAAAGTAGCCAGGGTTGCCAAAGTCGCTAGGGTAGCCAGAGTTGCGTTGGTGGCTGCGCCTGCGGTATAGCTGCCAATATTACCTGCGGAAATGGCAATGTTGGGGCCAAAATAATAGTTTGCCCCGTCAAAATAAACGTAGTTGGCCCCGGAACTTGATAAATATATAACCCCGGTAGTGCCGCCACTGCGATACGCTGTAACGTCACCGTTTACAACTGTTAAACCCGTGCTTACACCGGCGGTGTTGGGCGTAATGATCGCGGTTGTGGCTTTAATTTGCCCCGCAGTTGTTGAGGATGTGCCAACCCCCAGCGAGTTGACTTGATAATTGTTGGCTGTGTTAAGCGCATTGGCCGTTGTAGCAGTTGTAGCCAAAGTTGCAAGCGTAGCCGTAGTGGCCAAAGTTGCAAGCGTAGCCGTAGTAGCCAACGTAGCCGTAGTAGCCAGTGTGGCGTTGGTTGCCGAAGACGCCGCGCCGCTTAAGGTTGCGGTGATTGTCCCCGCGCTGAAATTGCCTGAGGCATCCCGCGCTACAACCTTGCTGGCAGTGTTTAGGTTAGTTGCATCTACTGCAAACGTGCGAGCAGTTGACCCATTAAAGGTGCCACCACTTGTAATATACGTCCCACCCGTTAGGGCTGCTGCTGTGGCGTTTGCTGTTGTTGCAGTTGTGGCTAATGTGGCTGTAGTAGCAAGGGTCGCCAGTGTGGCAAGAGTCGCCGTAGTGGCCAAGGTTGCATTGGTAGCTGAACCTGCTGCAATGCTGGACTGAGCCAACCAAGTGGGGGCTGCTGCGCCATTGCTTTGCAAAACCTGCCCGGAAGTGCCTGCTAAAGAATACGCATGGGCCGTACCCGTACCGTACCCAATACCACCGTTGGTGGCAGTAGCTGTAGAGTTTGTGCCGCCAGAAGCAATTGGTAACACTGCACTGTTGGTAGCCGTTAACGTGGTTCCGTCGGCATAAACCGCCCTTTCAGCCGGGTACGTAACAAACACATCTTTGGTGCCCGCACTGAAATTGACAGCCGTGCCCCCATTACTTGACTCTAAAATTGTGTCCCTTGAGAGCAAAGTACCAGCAGCAGTGTATGTGCCAATCCCAACTTCCCACTCAGAACCGCTTTGACCTGCAATCGTGTAGTAGGTGGTGTTTGCGTTACCAATAACCGAGAAAGACTGGAACCCCGTGGCTGCGCCAGCAAGCGTGATAGTGCCGGTACCCGTGGTTGTGGTGGTTTCTTTAACCCTGTCTTTTAGTACTAAAGCCATATGTGTCCTTAATCCGTTTCAACCAGCACCCAGTCGGCGGTTTCTGCGTTGTTCACCAATGCCCACGACGCTGTTTCTGCGTTGTTCACCAATGCCCACGACGCTGTTTCTGCATTGTTCACCAATGCCCACGACGCTGTTTCTGCATTGTTCACATTTTGCCAGTTTGCGGTCTGGCTGTCATCAACCAATTTCCAATTTACCGCAACTATAGTCCCAACCCCTCCCGTGGCTTGCACGCCAGTCAAGGCAACGGTTCTGACCCCATTGCTTATTGTGCCTATTGCCCCCGCCGCAGATACCCCCGTTATAGCAACCAGCTTTGTAAACTCAACTGCCCCAACTGCCCCGGAAGCGGCGACACCTGTAACGGCAACCAGTTTTGCAAACTCAACTACCCCAACTGCACCGGAAGCTGAATTGCCTGTAAGGGCGAGTGATGTGGCTGGGGCTACTGCCCCCAATAACCCAGAAGCTGATACCCCCGTTATAGCAACCAGCTTTGCAAACTCAACTGCCCCAACCGCGCCTGCTGCCGATACTCCAGTGAGGGCCACTGTCTGAACAACCCCTACATTACCTACAAATCCGTTGGCAACGTCCCCATCTTCACCCTCTGAGGTGCTGGGAGCCATTGTCTCAACCGCACCAGAAGCGGATACGCCTATGAGCGCAATTGATGTAGCGCCCCTAGACACTGTGCCAACCGCACCAGAAGCAAAATTGCCTGTCAGAGCAACCGTTGTGCTGGGAGTTACTGTCCCCAACAAACCAGATGCAGACACCCCGGTAAGAGCCAGCGACCTCTCAGCAACCGTTACCGCTCCGACAGAACCCGATGCCGCCACACCTGTCAAAGCAAGAGCTGTCGCACCCCTGGAAACCGTGCCAACCGACCCTGTAGCCAATACCCCAGTAAGGGCAATCGTTGTGCTGGGAGCTACTGTCCCAAGCAGTCCTGATGCTGCATTGCCCGTCAAGGCAAGCGATGTAGCGCCTCTGGAAACCGTCCCAACTGCACCAGAAGCCGACACCCCGGTCAATGCAATCGTTGTGCTGGGTGCTGCGGTTCCGACAAAACCAAAGGCTACATCACCATCCTCACCTTCGGAACTACTGGGAGCAACTATGCCCACTGCACCTGAAGCCAAAACCCCGGTAAGGGCAAGTGATGTTGCACCCCTGGAAATTGTGCCAACTGACCCCGTAGCGGATACACCTGTAAGCGCGATTGATTGACTTGGGGTAACCGTACCAACAGAACCAGAAGCCGATACGCCCGTCAAAGCAAATGATCTTGCTCCAACAGCAACTGTCCCGGCAGAACCTGATGCTGATACGCCTGTAAGCGCAATTGTCGTACTGGAGGTTACTGTTCCAACAATACCTGTAGCCGATATGCCAGTGAGAGCGAGAGATGTGGCACCCCTGGAAACCGTGCCAACCGACCCTGTAGCCAATACCCCAGTAAGGGCAATCGTTGTGCTGGGAGCTACTGTACCGACCGACCCTGTAGCTGATACCCCGGTGAGCGCAACTATAGTTGCTTGAGTTGCGGTAACTGTGCCAACAGAACCTGTGGCTGATACCCCCGTCAGAGCAATTGTTGTGCTGGGAGCTACTGTTCCAACTGCGCCAGAAGCAGCCACGCCTGTCAAAGCAACCGCATGACTAGGTGCTACCGTTCCAACTGCGCCAGAAGCAGTTGCGCCCGTAAGATCGACGGAATGAGATGGCGTTGCTGTACCTACGCTACCTATCGCAGCATTGCCATCTTCTGCTGGGCTGTTTGTCTCTGTAACAGACCCAACACTACCTGTAGCCGATACCCCGGTTTTAGCAACCGATATGCTTGGCGTTGCTGTGCCTACCGCCCCGTTCGCGGCAACACCAGTTAAAGCAACCGTTACCGGCGATCCACCAGCAAGAGACGCAAACGGGACTTCGGCAAATGCGGCTATACCAAACATGGCTTACGGCCTGCGCCGCCCCCGCATTAAGTTGTGGCTAAGCGCAACAGAGCAGTCGAAGTCGTGTTGGAAGGCATCGTCAAGGTGAAAGTTCCCGCCGTGATTGTCTGTGAACCAAACGTGTGAACACTAACCGCCTTGTTGCTTTGAGTGGAGTTGTAGATCAACACTGCATCAAACGCCGTGGTCAAAGTCACTGTGGTATAGGTGATTGAAGCCGAAGGCGTAACAAAACCCACACCTGCCGTAGCAGAAGAGTTGGTTGACGTTGGCGTAGTTGTAGTTGTTACCGCAACACCGCCTGCCGTATAACCTGTACCAGACACTTCATTCGTAGCTGCGTAAGCCGTGGTAGAAGCATTAACAGTGGCTGACGTCAAATACAGTGCCGCTTTAAATGTATCCCCAGTTGGAGACGTCAAACTAGTGCGTGAAACAATAGTTGAAGCCCCAAACTGATGTTGGGCTGACATCAGTTCACCAAGGAAC